TAGTTTTAACTGTAACCACAGTATCTAGCGGTGCTGTAACTGGTTTATCTATTACTAACGCAGGTTTATACACTTCCCCTCCTTTGGGAACTTTAAACACTGCAGTTTTAACAAGTGCAAGTGGTGGCGGTACGCTTCCAACTGTATCTTTAACTTATAACACTGCAATCCAAGCAATGCCAAGCCCAATGGGTCAAGGCGTTGGTCCTTTGGGTCGTATTTATGTATTTGATGTTGCCCCTGCTGCTCCATCTACAACAGCTCTAGGCGCTGCACAAGCAACTACAGCAAGTACAGCAGTAACATTATCTGTTGGTTCAGGTACTGGTGTAATTAAGACTACTAACATCGCAGGCACAACTGTTTATCAGTTGGATACACCTCGTACAGTATCTTTCACAACCAGTGGCTCTGCAATTACAGCAACTGTGATGACCATCTCAGGTTTTGACATTTATGGTCAATCAATGACTGAGGCTGTTAGCGTTCCAACAACTGCTTCTACTACCACCAATGGTAAAAAAGCATTTAAGCAAATCGTTTCAATTACACCTAGCGTAAGCAATACAAATACTGTTTCATTCGGTATTTCAAATATCTACGGATTGCCTGTTCGTGTAACTGATGTTGCTTATATTGGTTCAGTTAAATGGGCGCAAACATTGGCTCAAGACGCAGGTACTTTTGTAGCAGCAGTTCAAGGTAACTCATCATCTACTACAGGTGATGTTCGTGGTACATATGCTCCATCAAGCAATGCAAACGGAACTTATCGCCTAGTAATGGGTATTTTGTTGCCAGCAATTGCAGTTGGTCCAAATGCTACTTTGGCTGGCGCAATCGGCACAACTCAATCCTAATAGGGGAATAAATCATGGCAACTAAAAAGTTTTTGCGTGAGCCAAAAGAATACACAACCGAACCATCAGCAGATGAAGTAGGCGATGGCATGAAGCGTGGTGGTCACGCTCATAAGAAGCATATGGCTATGGGTGGAAACCCAATGGCTATGGCTGCTCCTATGGGTCGTGCCATGCGTGGGCGTGTAGCTCCAACAGGTGTTCCTGCAATCTTGCGTAAGCGTGGTGGCAAGGCTGAAAGTGCTAAAGAAGAGCGTCATGAAGAGCATCAGATTCATATGCTTGAAAAAGAACTCAAGCATCATGAGCATGAAAAAGCTGGTAAAGCTCATCATGGTTTAAAGCGTGGTGGCAGAGCTGCTATGGCTAAAGACAATACTCCCGGTGGTCTTTTAGGTGGTATCAGTGCAACTCGCCCTGACCGCAAAAAAACAACTGGTGATATTGAATTGGCTGGCTACAAAAAAGGCGGTCATGCACACAAGGTTCACCATATTTCTGGTCATCCTGAAGGTTCGCATGAGCATCACAAGCATATGGCTAAACACCATGCTGCTAAACATAAAGAAGGTGGTTCAGCGCATCACAAAAAGATGCACGAGCACCACAAAGCGCATGCTAAACATTTAAAAGATGGTGGAGCTGCGATTGATTCTTTTGAAACAAAAACGACTTTGAAACCAAAAATCAATGTGAAAGATAAAGTAGTTGGAGCTAAGCAAGTTAAAGGTTTCAGCACTAAATCTGGTAGCCTTGAAGGTGTTGGTTACAAGCGTGGCGGTCATGCTCATAAGTATGCTAAAGGTGGCACTGTTTCTGACAATGTTGCTAAGCGTTTTGTAAGCGATATGAACGATGGTGTTCATAGCCCTAAACAGCGACCAAAAGGCATTAAAGGCATTAAGCAAGAGCCTGCTGGTTACAAAAAAGGTGGTCATGTTAAGCATCATGCTCATGGCGGTCATGTGTCTCATCACACGACTCATGGACATGGGGATCATGGTTTTACCCATATGCATGAGCATGTAGCTAAGCATCATCATGGTCATGAGAAGATTGAAGCTCATCCTATGAAAAAAGGCGGTCACGCTAAGCATCATATGAAAAAAGGCGGTAAATGTAATTATTAAAAGGCAGGGGGAGAAATCCCCCACCTTTTGCAGTTCCTAGCTTCACTTTTATATTTCTATTTTTTCTAGGATAACGCTATGTCACAATTAGTCGTCTACACAAATACAACATCCAAAACTGAAGACCAGTTACGGACTCAAAAATCACAACTATCAACAGGCTATGATCCAGTTGATAAATTGCGTGTTTCTACTCCGCAATCATTGATTGATACTGACTTTGAATATGGTCAACAGCCTTCTAAATGGGAACAGCTTGATTTAGAAAATAATCGTCAATCTTGCTGGTATAACCAAAATTCACCACTTGCTATTACTGCAATTACAGGTAACGGCACGACTACAGTTGTAGTTTCAACAACAGCTACAGTAGCGGTTGGAACTCCTGTATTTATTGAGGATGCATTAGATCCAAACGCCAATGGTTGGTGGTATGTAACTGCTTCTACAGGCGGTACATCATTTACTGTTTTAACCACAAATGCTGTGGCATCAGGAAATCAATATAACGCAACAGCTACTTATGTTTATTCAGGTAATTTTTACACTAACTGCGGTTTTGCAGTAGGTGCAAATGCTATTACTAATACAGGTACAACTTGTACAGTAACTACAACATCACCTCATGGCATGTCTGCTGGCTCATTAATTTTTGTAATTGGCACTACCGCCTCTACTAATCCACCTAATGGCTCTTGGGTAGTAGCAACTGTTCCAACAGCAAATACATTTACTTTTGTTGTAGTAAACGCTCCAACAGGAACAATTGTTAACTCTGCTAACCAAACTACTATTTATGCTAGACCATCAGGATATGTAGAAACTCGTGCATATGATGGATCAGTAAACTTTACTGCTGGCTCTGCTGTTCCAAATCAACAGATGATGCGCCAAACTCGTCGTTATTTCCGTTATCAGTCTGGTAAAGGTATTCAGTTCTCCACTGGCTCAATTATGAAGCCACAACTATTTGTCAGCTCTGTAACATCTTCAGGAACTACAGTGACTGTTACAACTCGTTGGGCGCATAACATGACTACCAATGCGTATATTCAAGTTCAAAACGCAGTTGTATCGGCTTACAACGGCATATTTAAAATTGCTTCAGTTCCTAGCCCTACAACATTAACTTACACAACATATAACAATGTCACCCCGTCAGCAAGCCCTGCATTAACTATCAATGGTTTGCCTGTTAAGGTTAGCCCTTATAGCTGGTATGGCTCAAGCAATCGATTGGGTTTATTTGATGCACAAAATGGATTATTTTTCCAATTTGATGGTCAAACTGTATATGCTGTATGGCGTAACTCAACCAATCAGTTAAGCGGAACTGTATCCGTAACCCAAGGATCAGGAACTGTTACAGGAACAGGTACTTTATTTACTACTCAGATTGCTCCCGGTGATTACATTGTTATTCGTGGTCAATCTTATCGTGTAATGGGTATTGCAAGCGATACAAGCATGTTTATTAGCCCCGAATATCGTGGTGCAACCATTGCCAATGCTTTGGTTTCTAAAACAATTGATAACAAAGTTCCACAATCTGCATGGTATGACCCATGCGATGGAACAGGTCCTTCAGGATATAACCTTGATTTAACCAAGATTCAGATGTGGTATATCGATTATTCTTGGTATGGCGCAGGTGTGGCACGATTCGGTTTTCGTGGTCAGGGAGGAGCAATTACTTATGTTTACTCTTTCCAAAACAACAACATTCAATACGCTGCATACATGCGCTCAGGAAACTTGCCATCACGCTATGAATCAAATGGTCAAGGAGCTGTAACAAGCTTGTATTCATCTGTTACAAATTCACAAACAACAATTCCTGTTATTAGTGCTGCTGGCTTTAATCCAAATGGTGGAACTATTAAAGTTACTGCTGGCGCTTCTAATGGTGCAATTGAATACATGACCTACACAGGCATTAACTTTGCAAGTAGTTCAGGTCTTGCATATGACCAATTTACAGGTGTAACTCGTGGCGCTACAGGTGGTGGATCAGCTTCTGCATTTACAGCAGCATTCCCATCAACCAATGCCATTCCACCTGTTTCAGTCGAATATGCTCCACCTGACTCAGTTGCGGTTATTTCACACTGGGGTTCATCCGTTATTATGGATGGTGGATTTACAAACGATGTGTCATTAATTTACAACTATGGAACAACTGCAACTGTTTCAGTTCCAGCAACTACCGCAGTTCCTATTTTGGCAATTCGCTTAGCTCCATCTGTTGACAATGGTCAAGTTGGTACATTAGGAAATAAAGAAGTTATTAACCGCCTTCAATTGCAATTGCGTGAATTGGGCGTGGTAACTTCAGGAACTTTCTTGATTCAGCTTGTATTGAATGGATACACAACAGGTACAGCTACTTGGACTGCATTCCAATCTCCTACCCAAAACAATACTGTAACTAGTTCTATTGTTCAGGTTGCATCACAAACTGCTACTACAGCAACATTTACAGGTGGTGAGTCAATCGCTGCTGCGTTTACCAATAGTTCTGGTCAAACAACGCTAGATTTGACATCTGTAGCAGGTATTGGTAATGCTATCTTGGGTGGTGGATTGACAAATACAGTGTCAAATAGCTTTGCAGGTCAATATCCTGATGGTCCAGACACTTTGTATGTGGTTGCTTTCAATACCGCAGCAACTGCTTCAACCATCATTGCTCGTTTATCTTGGCAAGAATCACAGGCTTAATATGCCAAGCAAATCTTTAAAACAACATAACTTAATGGAAGCAGTGGCTCATAACCCTGCTTTCGCTAAGAAAGTTGGAATTCCATCTAAAGTTGGTAAAGAGTTTGCAAGTGCCGATAAAGGTAAAAAATTTGCCAAAGGCGGTCTTTACGAAAATATTCACAAAAAGCAAGAGCGTATAGCTCATGGTTCAGGTGAACATATGCGTAAGGTTGGAAGTAAAGGCGCTCCTACTGCAGAGGCATTTAAGGAATCCGCAAAGACAGCAAAAATGAAAAAAGGTGGTGTTTCATTATCTGTTGGTCGTGGTGAAAAATTGTCTGTAAAAGAGGGTGCAGGGCTTACCGACAAGGGTAGAGCAAAGTATAATAGAGAGACAGGGAGTCATTTAAAAGCTCCCCAACCACAAGGTGGCTCTAGGAAAAAGTCGTTCTGTGCAAGAATGGAAGGGGTAGTTGAGCATGCCAAAGGTGATGCGCCTCGTGCAAAAGCTTCTTTAAGAAGATGGAAATGCAAAGATGGTGGAAAAGCTAAAAAGTATGATATAAAAGGGTGGTAAACCATGAGCACAAGCGGAACAGTTGGTCAAACAGTAATAACTGTCCAAAATTTAATAGATAGCGGTGCTCGTCGTGCAGGAAAGCTTGCAGAAACTCTTACATCTGAGCAAGTAGCTGCCTCAAAACAGAGCCTTTACTATGTTTTATCGAATCTAGCTAATAGAGGTATTCAGTATTGGGCTATCCAAAAGGTCGTATACGGGCTTATTCCTGACCAGTATGAATATCAGCTACCTGTAGGCATAAACGATGTCCTAAACTCCAATTATCGAACTGTAACAGCCAATACAACAGGTGGTTACTCTTCAACTGGTAATGGATCTTATGCTTTTGATGGTCAATACACCAATATTTGCCAATGCACTAACAATACAAGCACAATTGGAATTAATTTAGGTACAGGTCAAGGTGTTTACATTGGAACAGTAGGTATTTTGCCTGCTGTTAATGGCGCTGTAGACATTCAGATTCAATATTCCCAAGATAATACCAACTGGATAACGCTTTATGATCCATCTTCCACTACTTGGGTGGCAGGAACTTGGCTTTATTATGACTTAGATCCCTCTGTAACAGCTCCATATTGGAGAATTAAACAGACTTCAGGCGTAAATATGGGTGTTTATCAGGTAGTTTTTGGTTCAAATGCTACTGAAATCCCATTAGCTCGTATGAATCGTGATGATTACACCAATCTTCCGAACAAAAACTTCACAAATAACTATCCGTTGCAGTATTGGTTCAATCGAACCATTCCGCAACCGACTATGACGCTTTGGCCCAGCCCTGCAATCTATTCTCCACAGATTGTGGCATGGTGCTCTAGGTATATTCAGGATGTTGGAGCGCTTTCTGGGTCGATTGAGATACCTCAGCGTTGGTATTTGGCTATTCAGAATATGCTTGCCCATCAAATGGCTATGGAATTGCCTGATGTAGACCCAAATCGTATTGCTTATTGTGAAGCTCAAGCTGAAAAATACTTCAACATGGCTGAACAAGAAGAGCGAGATAAGTCTCCAATCTACTTTGCCCCTAATATATCCGTTTACACGAGATAATCATGCCTAAATGGTTAGATACTCGTGGAAACTCTGTTTTATCAATTGCTATCTGCGACAGATGCAAGATGAAACGAGCTTACTCGGATATTGGTCAAGATAGAAATATACCCGGTCTTCGGGTTTGCAATGAAGGATGTAATGATGAACGAGATCCTTATAGATTACCTGCTAGACAACCTGAAAAGATTTCAATTCGCTTTCCTAGACCTGATGCAGATATTGCAGAAAATGATGATGCGTTGACAACAGATCCAAATATTGTTAACAACCCATCACAAGATCCTGCTACCCCTGCAACTGCAGGAACATGGGGAATTGCCCCTGAAGTACCTATTGAGAATCCTAACAATGGTGATTTGGATAACTTAAGCCCATGACAGCTCCTTACTTACCAATATTTCAAGTTCAAGTTCCTGTTAAATTGGGTCAGGGTGTTACAGCTACATCCGTTGCTACTCTATATACAGTTCCTTCTAATGTTCGTACCTATGTAACTGACATTACCGCTTGCAATACAGGTGCATCAGCAACATTTGATGTGTATTTAGTGCCTGCAAATGGAACTGCAGGAACATCTAATGCTATCTTTTATCAATGCCCTTTGACTGCTAATCAAACAGTACAATGGACAAGTAATCAGCCTCTTTTTGCAGGCGATACAATTCAGATTAAAGGTTCAGGAACAACAATAACGATAACTATTGGTGGATTGCAGTCAACATGACAATCAATTATTTTCCACCTCAAGGTTCATCTTCTAGTAATCCAATTACTGCGATTACTGATAATGAATCTCCGCTTGCTTTACCTCCTTACTTACAAGTATCTCGTGGGCTTGTTACAGGCGCTTCAGTAGTTAATATTTATGGTTATCAGAGTGCATTGCCAAACTCTAGTGCTGTAACTTACTATCCTGTTTGGGAAAATACTACCGCTTATACTTATCCTGCATCTGCTACAACCATGTTGTTGTGG